GGTTTTTTGTACGCTCACGGAGACCACCGACCCCCCTTTCCTTTTCTAACCCACAAAACACCTCGATCGCCCACGATCAGGCTGGATCGCTTTGAACAATTTTGAAAAAGATTTGATCGAATCAATTAAGGCTGAATCAGAATTAGGAGGTGTGCAAACTCCACGAATTCACTCAAAACTCAATGATTTACCGACCAAAGGTAATGAAATGATCGAGTTCGCTAGTGAGATCGGGCTACAGCTGATGGAATGGCAGAAATTTGTTTGCATTCATGGCCACAAAATTCGACCGGATGGTAGATGGGCGCATTCTGAACTTGGGCTAATCATGGCCAGACAACAGGGTAAGAGTACGCTGATGATGCTCAGAATTTTGACAGGAATGTATGTTTGGAATGAAGGCTTACAACTTGCATCAGCTCATAGGCTTACAACATCACTTGAAACATTCAGGCAGATAGTTGGCCATATTGAACAGAATGATAAATTGGCAAGTGAAGTAAAAAAGATTAGATGGCAACATGGTGCTGAGGAAATTGAATTAAAAGGCAATAGACGATTTGTTGTAAAGGCTGCCAATAATGCAGCTAGAGGTTTATCAAAACCTGAAACAATCCATTTAGATGAATTAAGAGAGTACAAAGATGAGGATGCTTGGTCATCAATGCGTTATTCAATGATGGCTGCTAAAAATCCGCAAGTATGGATCTATTCATCAGCTGGAGATCAACATTCCGTAATCTTAAACAAATTGCGTGAGAGGGCGTTGGCATCAGCCACTACCAACGACCCGATTGGTTGGTTTGAGTGGAGTGCTGAACCAGATGCGCCTATTACCCTTCCGTCAGGCGATATTAACTGGCCAGCATTCGCTCAAGCCAATCCGTCACTTGGAATAACAATTCATCCTGATAATTTGCGTGCGGTAATAAATGATCCACCAGATATTGTAAGAACAGAGGTTCTCGCTCAATGGGTTGATACAATAAACAGTGCAATTGATGCACAAAAATGGGAATTGTGCAGAACTGACCCAATACCATTAGACCCTGACAAACCTACATGGTTTGGATTAGATTTATCACCAGATAGAAAATATGCAGCTCTTACTGCAACCCAAAAACTTCCGGGTGAGAAATTTAATTTGGTTTTACTTCATACATGGTCGAATGATTATTCAATCAATGATTTAGCGGTTGCAAACGATATTGCACCTTATGTAAGAAAGTATAATGTTCAGACTGTTGCCTATAGCAAAAGAACAGCTCAAGCAGTCGCCAGCAGGCTAGTTCCAGCCGGAATTCCCATAACTGACATGGATGGAAGCATTTATGCGGAAAGTTGCGACAGATGGCTCGGAGCTATAAATAGTCATAGACTTCAACATGGCGGGCAAGAGGAATTGACTCAACAAACATTATCAGCTGCCAAATTGCCTTATGGTGATGGAAGTTGGATTATTGGTAGGAGAGCCAGTAGGGTCGCTGTTTGCGCAGCCGTAGCCAGTAGCCTTGCAACTTACTTTGCAACTCAACCTGAAACGGAAGTAGATATTCAAATAGCATAATATATTGACTTTATGGTATATTATATGCTAATGGGATTATTTGATAGATTTAGAGCAACGCAAGAAAATCCAGTTGATGTAGCTGCATCACTTTCACCTTACAACGCACAACAATTAGTTGGTGGAATTTTATTTGGAACAACAACTGCAACTCGCGAACAGTATATGGCCATCCCATCTGGAGCACGCGCAAGAAATATAATTTGCTCAACAGTTGGTTCGCTTCCTCTCGAGCAATACAATCATTTTACAAATGAACACATAAGACCAAACCGAGTAATTATGCAACCAGATCCAAGAGTTGCAGGTTCAGCAATTTATGCTTGGATCGCTGAGGATTTATTACTTTATGGCGTTGCTTATGGAATGGTTATGGATTCTTATGCTGCAACTGATGCTTCAAGAATTAGAGCATGGACAAGAATTGCGCCAAACAGAGTTTATGCTTCACTAAATTCTAATTCAACAGAAATTGATTATTACACAGTTGATGGCAAGCGAGTGCCACCATTTGGAATTGGATCTTTAATTGTATTTAATGGATTAGATGAAGGAATTCTAAATCGAGCAGGTCGCACAATTAAAGCAGCAGCAGAATTAGAAAAAGCAGCTGAAATGTATGCCAAAGAGCCAATGCCACAAATGGTATTAAAATCAAATGGCACAAACTTAACTCCAGAGCGTATTACAAAATTATTAGAGTCATGGAAAGCATCAAGATCAACAAGATCAACTGCATTCTTAAATGCTGATGTTGAATTACAGGCTTTGGGCTTTGATCCTAAATCTTTACAAATGAATGAAGCCCGTCAATATCTTGCTTTGGAAATTGCAAGAGCATCTGGCATTCCAGCATCATTTGTATCAGCTGAAACTACTAGCATGACTTATTCAAACATGACAGCCGAAAGAAAAGCACTTATTGACTTTTCATTACGACCAATCCTGACCGCCATTGAGCAACGTTTGTCCGCTGCGGATTTCTGCCCCAATGGAATAGAGACGCGTTACGACATTGACGACTTCCTACGCGGTTCAGCATTAGAGCGTGCACAAGTTTATGAAATACTAAACAGAATCGGCGCGATGAGCGTTGAGCAAATCCAAGAGGAGGAGGACTTGATTCGATGAAAATCAATTTCCCAGTAACACTAACCGCAGCCGATAGCAAAAAGCGCACAATCTCAGGAAAGATAGTTTCTTGGGATGAAAAAGGTTTTACAAGTGCCGGTGCTACCATATTTGAGAAAGACAGCATTGATTTCTCAAAGCCTGTCAAATTATTACTAGAGCATGATCGCACACGACCAATCGGTAAGTTAATTGACATTACAGCTGATGAATCAGGTATTGAAGCAACATTTAAGGTAGCTGCAACAATCGCTGGCGATGATTCTTTATTAGAAGCAGCCGAAGGTTTAAGAGATGGATTTAGCGTTGGAGTAAAAATCAACGAGTGGAAAAATGAGGAAGGCGTACTACGCATTAAGGCAAGTTCCTTACAAGAAGTTTCACTAGTAACCGAGCCAGCAATAGATTCTGCAAGAGTGGCGGAAGTTGCTGCAAGTGAAACACCAGAGAATTCCGAAGCAACCGCTGAGGAAATAACAACAGAGGAGAACACAGTGTCAGAGATTACTTCTGAAACTCCTATCGCGACCGAAGCGGTAGAAGCGGCACAAGCTCCAGTTGTAACTGCAAACTACGTTGCTTACACAAAGCCACGCGTAGACACAAACGTTACAGCCGGACAATATCTATCAGCACAGGTTCGCGCTATCGGTGGAGATACCGATGCACGCGATCTAGTTGCTGCACTACAAATTGCAACAGTAACTGAGAACACAGGAACTGTTCCACCAAATTACCTACGCGATGTAATTGGAATTATCGATTCATCTCGTCCATTTATCGATTCAATCGAGCGCGCTCCACTTCCAGCAACTGGAATGAAAATCTTTACACCAAAACTAGGTGCACAGGCAACTGTTGCAGTAACAGCAGAAGGTAACGAATTTTCATCAACAGATACAGCTGTAACATTCCAAGAGGACAACATTGTTAAATTTGCTGGTGCAAACATTGTAAATGTTGAACTATTTGATCGTTCAGACCCAGCATTTGCTGATTTATTGGTTCGTGAGTTAGCTGCATCATACGCACAAAAGACTGATCAATACGCTGCACAAATTGCTTCACAAAACGCAGGCGCATCAACAGGTGCAAGCATCTATGCTTCAATCGTTGATGGAATTTCAGACAGCTATGGCGTAATGCGCTTCACACCAAATCGCATTCTTGTTGCTCCTTCAGGTGGAACAAACGGAATCGATTTCGCTGGATTACTTGGCGCAGTTGCTGATGGTCGTCCACTATTCGCAGCAGCAAATCCATCAAACGCAGCTGGTCTAGTTACTCAAGGATCAACAGCAGGAACAATTGCTGGATTAAACCTAGTTGTAAGCCCTAACTACACAGGTGATGATGCTAACGCCAAGCACGCATTGGTTTACCCATCACAAGCTATGAGATTCCATGAGTCAGGCACAGTTGAGCTTCGCGCCAACATTGTTGCTAACGGACGCATTGAAATCGGAATTTACGGATATGTTGCAGTAGTTAATCGCTACCCAACAGCATTCCGCAAGTTAGCAGTAGCTTAATTTAACTGAGTGCCTATGGTTGCTCCCGATCATAGGCATCCTTTAATGGGAGTAAGGAGATGACATGCCAACCATAATCACAGCCACCGAGTTGCGAGCCGTGCTTGGCGTGTCATCTGCCTTGTATAACGATACTTATTTAGATGGAATTATTGATACAGCAGAAAACACTATTCTGCCAATGTTGGTTACATTCAAAAGCCCAGTTCAAAAAACAGTATTAAACGATAATGTCGCTACTTTCACTACACTAGGTGTTCATGAATTCACAGCAGGACAATCAGTCGTTATCGCAGGATGCGGAAGCCCATACAATGGAACAAGAACAGTACTTGAATCAAATCTTGGAGCATATACCTTCCAAGCTGCAATCACTAATGCCGATGTCGCAGAAGCAAATGTTATTCCAAGTGGAAGCGCGACTTTATCATCAGCATCAACTTATGTTGGAAACCAATCTGTTCGATCAGCTGTCTTTGCAATATCAGTCGAAGTCTTTCAATCAAGAGTCGCAGCAGGCGGACAAATCGAAGGAGTAGATTTCACAGCAACTCCTTATCGTATCGGGAGAAGTTTGTATTCAAGAGTAATTGGGATTTTAGGGCCTTATGTAGATACTGAGGGAATTGCTCAATAATGCCTAATCAAACAATCCTTGAACAAGTTCGCACACCACTAGCAACTGCATTATCAACTGTTGCTGGAAATGTTTATTCATTTGTGCCTGAAACAGTAATTCCACCAGCTGTCGTGGTTGTTCCAGATAGCCCATACCTTGAATTTGAAACAATTAACAAATCAAACATTAGATCAAAAGTCAATATGACAATCACAGTTGCAGTTGCATATAACAGCAACCCAGCATCGCTCGACAATATCGAGCAGTTAATCATAAGCGTTCTGGCAGTTATTCCAGCGGGATATATTGTCAGCTCGGTCGAAAGACCAACAGTTACCACAGTCGGAGCATCGACTTTGCTTATCGCAGATGTTCGAGTATCTACCTACTACACACGCACAGTCTAAGGAGAAATAATCATGGCAACAGTAGTCATAACTGGTCGCGATATTTCGTTGTCTTTCACAGGTGGAACAGACATCGAAGCGCAAGCAACCAGTGCAGTATTAACAAAGGTCAATGAGCGTCAGGAATACCAGACACTTGATGGCACAGCTTATAAGACCACAAACATTTCAGGAACATTCGCACTATCAATGTTGGCTGACTGGGGCAAGGCAAACTCAGTTTGCGAGGCTCTATGGACAGCAGCAGAAACAGCTCCAGATACAGACATTTCAATCACTCTAACAGCTGCAACTGGCGCACAATTTGTGTTCCCAGTAAAGCCAGAGTTCCCAACAGCAGGTGGATCAGGAATTGATGCACAAACTGTTGATTTTGAATTTACTGTTTCAGGTGGAGCAGTAACTGAAACATTTAGTTAAGAAATAAAACGGGAGCAAACAAATGAAGTTACCAATTACAATTGAATATAACTCAGGCGAGCAAGCCACTTATGTAGCCCAACCGCCTGAGTGGGCTAAATGGGAAAAGCAAACTGGCCACACAATAAGCCAAGCAAAAGAAAAACTTGGTATGTGGGATCTGATGTTTTTAGCATATAACGCACATAAGCGAGAAGCAGCAGGAAAGCCAGTAAAAGGATTTGAAGTATGGATGGAAACTGTCGCTGATGTGATAGTCGGTGATGCAGACCCAAAAGCCATCCAGCAGGAAGCCTAAGCAGATTATTGGTTGAGTTGGCAATAGCCACACAAATTCCAATGAGTGAATGGGTTGATTCAGACGACATTTTGACAGCGATAGAAGTATTGGAGCAGAGGTATGGCAAGTGAAACAATCGCCTATAACAAAAAAGACCTACGCGACATTTACAAGGCTTTCAAACTTATGGATGAACAAGCTACTGATGAAGCACGCCGTCAATCTGCTGCTCTGGCGTATTTTGCATCTGAGGAAGTTAAACAGGCAGCTAGAACTAGAACAAAGGCTGGCGCAGTTGCGCAAAGAGTCGCGGATGGCGTTAGCATCTCTAAATCAAGCAAGATCGGTG